CAGGCTCTTCAGGAGATTGGTTACTCCTAGAAGATGAGCAAGTGTTAATGCCCCCACTGACCAGGGAACGGTGAAAGTCAGGTCTATCTTCGAGTGGTATCCAACCCGCTGTCCATAGAATCATCTAAGTAGTGAGACAAGCTACATTCACGTGTGGCCGAATCTGCCTGAGAAGTGGCTAGAAGGTGGCTGCGGGTTGACACCCCTCAGTTTTCCTAGGCATACGTGTCTCAAACAATAATAAAAAACAGTTACTAACATTTTCTTTAATTTCTATGAAAATGCTTCGGCATTTGTTTCTTTTCTTTGTATGAGTAAGAGAGATCGATATATAGCTGAAAGTCCTGTTATCATCACTGATGCAGAACTCAAACCGTATATTCGATATCTCCTATGATTACTTGACTTGGCCAAATTTCAATCGGAGTTCTATCGTCTAATCGAACGTATTAGTGCCATTAAGAGAAATAACGGGCCGAAAGGACTCGTGAAATATCTTAAGGAGGCTAATCTCGCTTCAATGAAGGCGATAGCGAAGGAAAAGTACATATATGCTCCTACTCGTGTAAAAATTGATCACCAGGGTTGGCCGTGCATAATACCGTTTGCTTTGCGAAAGCATTGTTGGGGAAACTCACTTGCTATCCAGCATCCGGAGATGCGTCGAGCCATACTATCTGTATTCAGTCTATATAGAGTCATCGATGTCCCTGCAAAACTCAATCTTAATAGCATCACGGACCCTTTCAAAGGGGTCAGTCCTGTTATTGAGATTAGTGAGTTACACACGGTGTTGAGGTTATTTCCTATTCCTAAGCCGCTAAAGCCTGCACGTTTAGTCACCAGCGTTAAAGCTGGTCCTAATCATACAGTTGCTTTATTCGGATCAGGACTAGACAGCTTAGCGTTGTTCCAGAATAGGACCCAATTTAGGGCTTTCTGGCGCTTAGCCGTTCTAACCAAATCAATGGAACTACTTGACGCATACTTAGTTAGTCTAGCTGCAATTGTCATTCCTTTTATGATCGCAAGGATTACGGGATGAACGAAACCACTAGTGTTAGGTAAACTCGCTAAGAAGAAGGAAGCTGCTGGGAAAATGAGACTATTTGCCATTCCTGACATTTGGACTCAGTCTATCCTTGAACCATTGCATTCATCTCTGTTTGAAGTACTTCGTACTATTGAACAAGATGGAACATTTGATCAAGGTAAACCCATTGAACGTCTACGTGAGTGGACGCGCCTTGGTTATCCCGCCTATTCTTTCGACTTGTCGAGTGCTACCGATAGATTACCGAGAGCATTGCAAGTCCAAATCCTTTGTTGCTTCTTCGGTGAAGAAGTCGCAAAGGCTTGGGGTATACTGTTCGAACGTGATTGATATCTGAAAGATCAAGCTTACACATATGCGGTAGGACAAGCTATGGGGGCGTTGTCATCGTGAGCAATGCTCGCGATCACGCATCACCTTATAGTTCAACTTGCTGCATACAGAGCCGGCTACGTCGGTTGATTCCAGCGTTATGCCCTTTTAGGGGATGACCTGGTGATCGCCGATGAATCAGTAGCTGCTCAATACTTGATTATTATGGGACATTTAGGGGAGGACATCTCTGAACACAAATCGCTGATTTCAGGAGGTGGAGTACTCGAGTTTGCAAAAAGACTCGTGAGCCCCACCAGAGAGTTTTCTCCGATCGGTCCAAAAAACCTTGTTTTAGGGATACGGAACTGAAACAGTTTACTAGGGGTCTTTGTCGATTTACACAACAAGGGCTTCAAGTTTA